GCCCTGAGCGCCAGTAACGCCCTGCAAGCCAAGCAAGCCTTGAACGCCTTGTGTACCCTGAACACCTTGAACGCCCTGTGTGCCTTGCGTTCCAGTTGCGCCTTGTGTACCTACCGCGCCCTGAATACCTGTGTTGCCCTGTACGCCCTGAACTCCTTGCGTACCTTGCAAGCCTAATAGACCTTGCGTACCTTGAACGCCTTGGATTCCTTGAGTTCCTTGCGTTCCTTGCGTACCTTGCAAGCCTAATAGACCTTGCGTACCTTGAACGCCTTGGATTCCTTGAGCTCCTGTATAGCCTTGCACACCTGATCGTCCAGTGGTTCCTTGGGAACCATGCCCTCCCACCAGCCCCTGTACCCCTTGTGCCCCCTGTATACCTTGTGACTGTGCATACCCATAACCTTGTGCTCCCGTTGCTCCTTGAATACCTTGAGCAGCGTACTGTCCAGCAACGCCTTGTGCGCCCAACTTACCTTGAGTTCCCTGAATACCTTGTGCGGTAAACCCTGGAAGAATGTTGGTATTAGTCTCAGGAGTTACGCTGATGACTATTGGTGCAGGGGTAACTACCTGGATTGCGCATTGACAAGGCCAGTTATTACAAGAGTTGCAGTAGCTCAATTATTACCAGCTTCCATTCAAGGCGCCAGAAGAGTCGGTTACAGCTTGAGTTACGAATACTTGACCTTTTAGGTACGTGATCGCCACCTGTGAGTTAGATACTTCAGTGGCAAGTAGATCCCAGAACCCACGAACAGGTAGGTATTGAGTGTCGTTTACGCTTAGGGTTAGTTGGACTTTGCTGATAGCAGATGAGTAAGACAAGATATTTACGGTAAAGTTGGCGTAGATTGAAGGGGCATTTGGGTAAGTGCGGATTTGAGCGGCCCAAGTGAATAGTGAAGCGTCAAATGGGAAATCAAACTCAATAGCATAGCTATTACCTTGATAGAGGACAATGTCGTAATTTTGAGCATTAGTTGGTAGGGGGGATTTACCTGTAAGGTTGTTCTTAATGTAAACTCTCTCCGGCTTGCGGGAGTCATCTACCTCTTGACCAACATAGATAGGAACATACTTGTTAGTTGTGCGGGATGTCCGAATAAGAGTTCCCATTTCAATCTTCCACAGACCTACATTTAATTGTGCACAGAGGGTCTTGTATTGTTCCCAACGTTGTTGAATGATTCCTGTTAATTGGCGATAGCGCTCAGATCGGGGAATATTAACACCGTCTGGGGCTTGAATATCAATATCAAATGCAGCGTCTGTAGCCAAAGCCCAGAGAGCTTCAATGGTAGCTAAAATAGCAACTGGATATTCCTCAACAGCATCTAATGATGAGATAGTCACTTGAGTGCCAAAAGAATCTACACGGTTATATGTATGCTGGTTTACAGCATCATTAATAAAATTACATAGTTCAGAGTCTAAAAAATAACGATCTTGAAGACCCTCTACAAAGATAGTGGCGTTATTTGCTGGAGCTGTGACAAAGGTGATAATTCCAGTATCTTCCTCGATAGTATATCCATAAGGATAGGCAATAGGGTTACTATTGATAGTTACATAGAGATTAGTTGTTTCAATAGGCTTAATGCCTGTGGGGAATATGGTAGTTGTTCCATCGCCAGTGGCGGTAAAGTTGAAGGCTTTTTGCTGATCCCCAAGCTCTAAACGAACTCTAGAGAGAATGTCAGATAAAGCAGCCACAGAAACTCCCTACATTACGGTATGTATAATGATGGCGCATAGCGCTTGAAAAATCTCTACAAACGAAGAAGGCGCCCGTAGGCGCCCACTCCTAACAGGTTATGCTTAGATAACTCCTGCCAAGTAACCCTTTTCCTTAAGGTGCTGGGCTACATGTTTCTTAACTTTGTACTTTTGACCAGCTTTAAAGTTATAGTTATTTCCATGTCCAAGAGTCATGTTTTCAAGATCTTGTACTACACGGATTTCTACTTCATCTTCTTCAGTGGCTCCAACTGTAATCGCATCATCCACAATAACTGTGGCGCGGTTAGGTTGAGTTGCATCGATAGTGGTGGTCTCTAGGTCTACTTTCGCCTGAGCTGTAGCCATCGACATTGAGTTTGCGGCATCTTGCTGAGCTGAAAATGCTTGCTCTTGAAGTTGCTCGCGCATACGACCTGTTACATCAGTGGGCTTTGCTTTTGCCATTAGTTTTCTCCAATTTAGTGTCTCTGTTAGATAAGGCGGGGGTTTCAACGCCCCCGCCCTTTAAGCTATTAAGTTTTTCTTAGTTGGTCTCCGCAATTACTACGCTCTGATCTGTAATTAGACCAAGACCGAAGATTGAGTACCAAGCAAGTGCGTGCTCACGACCGAAGTCCAAGATACCGCCATCGCGGAGTTCGACTGGAAGTGAGATCGCGTGACCGAACGCGTTATCTCCAATGAAGATAGCTGAGTAGCGGTCAGATGCACCGTTACCGGTGAGTGTTGCTGGGGTTGTGTAGCCTCCACCAGGAACTACAACTGGGTTAGCAACAGTTGTATCAGCTGAGTAACCAGAACCAGCACCACCAGCAACCTTGAGAACCTGAGTGGTCTCAATGAATACTGTGTCGTAGAGGCGACCGATCTCACCGAGCATGAAGTTACCAGGAGCGGCATACTTCGTGACTTCGATGAACTCAGGCATGTCGCGGAGACGACGTGATTGGTGTGGGTGCACGAAAGCAACATAGGTCTCACCGAGGCGAGGGATGTTCTTTGTGGCTAATGTCTCGGCAGCATCCTTGATGGTGCGAGGTGTGAGGTAGTATGAACCGGTCATGCTTGCGCGGCTGGTTCCTTCTGTACCGTATGCGTACCAGCTGTTAACAGCGGTTACGTTAGAGCGATCTTCACCGTAGATGGTTGAAGAAGCTGAGTACAGGGTGTCGCGTGAAAGCTGATCAAGGTAGATAGCCATGTTACGACCGAGAAGACGTGAGGCAGAAGCCATTACGTCATCAAATGAAGCATTGAGCAAGAGCTCTGAAACAGCAAGAGCATAACCATGCTCTGTTACTGTGATTGAGAATTGCTGTGCTGTGAGGGCGTTTGTCTGCATACGAACACCTTCGACGAGCGGTGAAGCAAAACCGAGGTTGTTGTAACGCATGAAGTTGATCTGAAGACCAGGAGCAACACCGAGTTCAGTCTTCTTGACTGCGAACTGCTCAAAGCGAAGGATAGGCATTGCTTGGAACAAGATTTCCTTGGACCAGATTGTCTGAATCGCTTGAGTCAGCTGGGTGTTGGTACCTGAGTACGCTGTTGGTGACGCGGCAAGATTGCCGGTACCTGTAATTCCTGATGCCATTTATATGACTCCTAGATAGTTGTTAAATTAAGTGGGTTTAGCCGAAAAGTCCACGAGTCTTACCACGAGCGGAATCGCTCATGATTCGAGGTCTGTATTTCGCGTATTCATCCATGGACATTGACGCAATTTCTTGCGCCGTTAACGAACGTTGTTCCGAATTAGTTTCCAGTGGTCCTGCTGGTGGCAAAGTTGCCTTTGTACCAACCATTTCTCGGCGGGTTGCTTGCGAAGCTTCCTGCACCGATTCAAATATTCTTGCTGACCGTGACTTTAATCCTTCAACACTTGCTTGAACTTCTTCAGGGGTATTCCCGCTGACTAAATCAAGCAGTTCCGGAATAATATTGTCACGTTCTTGTTCAAGAAGTTGTTGACGATATGTTTGCAGTTCAGCAAACTTTTGTTCGCGCTCCAGAAGAGCGAAGGCACGTTCGCGTTCGTTACGCTCACGCTCCAACTGCTCTTGCAACTCTTTAGTTTTAAGCTCCACGAGTCCTCTAGTGTCTAGATCCTCTTCGAGCTTAGCTTTTTGCTGAGCCTCTTTTTCAGCGGCTTCAGCTGCTTTACGAGCTGCTTTTTCTTCTTTTTCTTTTTCAAGAGCAGATACTTTAGCCTTCAGTTCATCGATCTGAGGGTAAAGCTTTTCTTTTTCTTGTGAACGAACACGAGCCAAATCATCTTCAGTATAAAACTTTGAAGACTTGGTGGAGTCGTTCTCTAGTCCAATTGCAACAGTAGGCGCGTCAACGCCCGACACATTTACGACTGGAGCGACATTGGCCTCTGCTTCAAAAGCGGCTGCCATCTGTTCTGCTGTTTCTGCCATGATTATATCCTTAGTATCCTAGGGGTCGTTATCCGAATTGAGCCGAAGCCCGTAGCACAAATGACCTAACGTGTATTCTTATTTTCTCTTTACACTACGAAAGTGTCAGCGTAAACGCTTATTTTTCGTAGTCTCGCGGAACCTTCCTGTTAGGGAGTGATGTTCCGTAAGCTTCAGTTACGAGGTTGACTCGTAGTTGTTGCTCCCCTGATTGAGCCTCAATGCTTGCCGCATCTACTACTGGTGGGAGTGTGGACTGAGGAATGCCTTGACCAGTCTCCGGGTTAGCCTCTACAGGTGAGGCTGCCTCTTTGCCTTGTGGGGATTGCATACCAGTAAGGTTCATGATGTCGTTCTCGATCTGAGTCTGGAGCAACTTAAGCGCCCCATCAGCCTTAGCGTCATCAAGAAGCTCTTGACGGATTTCAGTAAGCTTCTCTGCTGGGAACTCTTCACCCAAAATGCGCAAAGCGCCTTCCTTAGACTCAAGACCAAGAGAAAGCATTGATTGAACTTCATTGATAGCAATCAGCTTGTCTAGTGGTAGTGGCTGTGGGAAGTGGACAATCGATCGATAGGTGATTGAGTCATTAAAATCTAGTTGAGCCAACTGCCCAGGCTTTAAAGGTGTGGTCTTAGTTACAGGATCCCAAGTAAATACTTCTGGTTCCTTAAGGGCTAGGCTTAACAAAACTAGCTCATTGATGCGTTCTAGACCGTGTGCATATTGAACGATTTTCTGGTGGTAGCGGTTCATCAAAGGCTGGAACATGATGCTAAGAGCAACACCAGAGGTATTTGAGACTGGCATTGCTTGTCCAAGAGCTGTCTCTGGAACACCTACCATTTCGTGCATAGACTTCTTGAGCATTGCCAAGAAGTCCATAGCTCCCTTTAGTCCTTGAGCTCCGCCTTCAAGATTCTCAACGCGAGCGTCTTTTGGAAGTCCGCCCCATACCTTGTTGGCGCCCTTTTCTAATTGTGAGGCCTTTGCGCCAATGATGACCGTAACCGGTGCCGCGTGGTAGTTAACAATGTCAGCAATATCAGTAGCGGTTTCATTGTAAGCGCGGTTAATGTTAATAATGTCGTTGCAATCACTGAGACCCCAAGGGCTACCACTGATACGAACATTCGGAATATGAATAACAGGGATGACACCAAGTGGGTTAGGGCGCGAGTCAATGAGTTCGTCATTTATGTATTCCTCGATAATGTCGTCTGTCAAGATTTCCGTGTAGGTAAATACTTGACGTGTTCCTTCTAGTGATGTTCCCCAAAAACGATACTTAAGCTTAAATCGGATTAAGCGCTCGCGGTCATGGGGGTGGAACTCTGGGAAAGCAAAAGAAGAGTTCAGGGGAAGAATACGAACTCGTCCAGGGTGTTCTCTACCAGCGGGGTCTTTATAACCTTCTTCATAAGCGACCTTGATAAAGCAGTCACCAGAAACAGATCCCTGCTGACCGATTTCCCACAGTACTGTGGCTTTGTTGTTATCTGTCTCCCAAACTCTTTCGAGCAGGTCTGGGACAATGGCTTCCGTTTCTTTCGGGGAACGGAAGGAGACCCCTTTACCGAAAGTAAAGTTAATTACGAAATCTGTAAAGGCGCGATAATAGTTAAGAGCCAGCTGGGTTTCGCCTGTCTGACGGCGGTAAGACCAGTGGTGACCAAGATACATAGCCCAGTTAAGGGAATAACGGTTAAGGCGGGGACCGTGAACCTCAAACTCTTCATCCGCTAGTTCTACAAGACCTAGTGGGGAGATCGAGATTGTTAGATCAGAGGAGGCTGCACGATAACTCGGAGGCGAGAAATCAATCGAGCTCACCAATCACCTCTTTCCGTAAAGACTATCAATAATAACATAATTGTCGACAAATATATAAAACGACACTCAGTACTTAAAGTGCTCTCCAGCAATTACGTTTCTACCTACTGGATGAGTAACTTTCTTTTTCATGTCTTCTTTTTTCTTATCAATGGCATCTTGAACTCTGTCGCGGTTTCTTGGGTCTATATCTTTTTTAGAGTCAACGAATTTTCCACCCAGCTGAAGGTAATGAGTGTGAACCCAGTGAGCAGCAGCAGGGGATGGGTATTTAGAGAAACGGGATTTAGCTTGAACCACCACCATGTTGTACAGGCGTGGATTAGCTGGGAGCTGCTTAGGACCCTCTTTAACTTCTTTACCGCGGATGAGTGCCATTATTAATCCTTAGATAGGTCCCAACCCCCAACCTTTAGGGTCAGGGGTCGGTCGTCTAATTTATTAGTCGCGGACTACTGAAGCGTTGCCAGCCTTTTGGTTGGCGCCACTACGAGTAACTTCTTCAATGCGGTTGTCGCCATGATCAGCGAAAGCGCCAGAGGCAAACTCTGTTAGATGATCAGGTGCTTCTACCCAAGATGCAGAACCGACGTGTGCGCGTTCACGCATTGTCTCTTCTGGAAGCTTCTCGAATACATTCTGATTGCGGTTTGGACGACCAGCTGCTGGGATGTAACCCTGCATAGCGCCCTTTGAAAACTCTTGTGGGACGTCGGTATCAGTTGCGATACCCTCTTCAAAGCGAAGTGGTCCACGTTGTCCGGCAGAAGCGGCAGAAACTTTACGATCGTAAACGTTTCCTGGGCGCTCTGGGAACTTTGGGTCTGGTGCAAGTGCCATTTATAACTCCTTATAGGTTGAGGTACCTCATAGAACAGTGTGCTACAAAGAACCTGTGTAGTCAGCGTAAAGTCTCAACGAAAAAAGGGTGAGCTGGATACTTCAACTTGAGGCAGTGTTAGATCCATAGTTAAAGAGCAGGCGAGAGCTAGGCTATCTGCGTAGTCATCGTGGGCGTGGGCTTCATCAGGAGCGTGGGCCAAAAAGTTAGGACCAGTGAACTTAGTCTCTAGGTCTTCCATCTGTTGTTTGAATCTGCGCCATGTGCGCAGGCGACGAGTCTTTGCATGAGCAGGCCAGCTAATCATGCGACGATCAATAAGCGCCTTTAAGTGCTTCCACCGCTTAGATTGCTCTTGTTGGCTACTACCTATCGAGTAAACCTCTGCGTTAGGGAGGAGGATCTTAAGGCGCTGGGCCACTGCATCTCCGACACCATTTGCGTCTACGCCAACAGAGAGCACGTCATAGTTTGATAGGAACTCTCTAATCTGGAAGTACTGGTTCTCCCAGTCATCACCCTGCAACTCTAACCAGTTAAGGATACGGTGGTCGTAGTAACCAAACTCGTCTGGGCGGTTCCAGTCAACCCAGACAACTGTTACTACTGTAGAGTCAATCTTACGGGCGGGGTCGATGCCCACTACTACAGGGGTCTTATACCAAGCCTTTTGTGTCTCCATGGATGTATCGCCAAGCTCATCTAGCACAGTAGAGGTAACGAACATACCGCGCTCAAGAAGCCACTTGCAGTTGTATGACATCTGGAACTCGTCGGAGTCCTCACCAATGCGCAACATTTCTTTTTTAATAAACTTGCCGTAGTTTGTGTTGACCTTGGCTACATCACGCCAGTCCCACTCAAAGTGGTTCTGTCTACTGCGGGAGGTCTGACGACGACGGTTGAGCTGAATGGATCTGTAGAAGTTATTCTTATGTGTGGTTGGGGTTCCAGTCTTAACCATTGTTCCAGCAGTGGAAGCCAACATAGGAGAGATAGATTTAGAAACTACAAAGTCATCAGCTTCTTGACACTCATCGATAATAATAAGATGGAAGGTCTTAGATTCGATCTTAGCCCGGGGGTTAGCAGTCATCATGGTTAGGCTAGAGCGGGACTTCTTTAGTCTAATCTGACGAGTAACGCCAGCAACTTTACCTAAGCTATCGTCAATCTCTGGGTCACCTAAGATCTCAAGGGCACGCTCACTGGTAAGGCGGTCTACTGTACGACCGAAGAGAGTTTCAACCTGTGTCTCGACCGGTGCGAACATACCGATCATAATTCCGTCTTTAAACTTACTTAACAGATCTGGGTACATCTGGGCTAAGCGGGGAAGAAGAACCATCAGCCCAGCTACTGTGTTAGCTACTGTCTCTGACTTACCTGACTGACGAGACGCGAGAGCGGTGATCTCCTCGCCGTCATTGATGATTACTGACTCAACAATACGTCTAGCGAGGGGTAATTGATAGGGGTGAAAAGGGTGTCCAGAGAGGGCTTCGATGAACTGAATACAGCGGTCTACTAGCTTTTTGACAAACTCCTTGGAGAGCTCATCTAACTCATCTTCCTCCTCTGGAGGCAGATCGTCGTCCTGATCATACTCGTCAGGGATGAACTCTTCATCATCTAATACTGGGTCGTTGCTCACTGTGATCCTAATTTAGTTTTAAGCAGAAAGTCTGGGAGGTTGATCCCAGACTCTCTGACGCCACCTACGGGAAGAGAAGAACGCGGCAGTATTAGTGTATCACAAATGTCGACAAATCTATTTATCGGCGTGTCACGCGTGTATGCAATTCGTTTACCATAGCGTGTAGAACTTCTGCACCAGTGAGTGCCTCTTCAACATAGCGTTCGTCTCTAGTCTTTGCGTAATGAGACAAGCACCTACCGATCTCATAAAGAGATTGATCCGTCCATTGCTCTATGTCTCCTGTAGGGACGCGGGATACCCGCCTAGCCACTTTCTCTGAAAAGGGCTTATCCCACGCCTTCTTATTCTTGAAAAAACTCATCATACATCCCATCTTCAGGCTTCCAAGCAACCCTAGATCTTAGCGCATCTTGCAGGATTCTATCAATAGCGTCGTCGTCATCTCGATTAACGGATGGACGGCTGACCCACATTCCTAGGTAGAACCCGGGAGTGGTGAAGGGTACTCGGAATACCAAGCACTTACCCTTTCTAAAAGGGTATTCGGTTTCTTGGGTGGATCCAATTTCAAGTATTGGTAAAAAGCTTTTATGCCAGTACCGAAGGACTCCGCCGTAAATAGGTCCGGCGGTCTTCATAGATGATTTCATTATTAATCCTTAAAAAAGTCTTTTGCTTTCCAATTATTCAACTTGCCTTTTTGCATAGTCTGAGCTCTGGCTGCGCTTTCGCTCAAACGAGCAAGTGTACCAGCAGATAGATCTCCGACGTTAGCCGCATGATGTGACGAGCAATTACCCTCTAAAGTTGGCAAGTAATCATTTGTAGAAGGGCTTCCCTTTAAGCCTAGCCAAATATCAGTAGAAACATCATTGTATTGGTGCCAGTGATTAGTTCTAAACACTATGTAGACAACTTTAGTGTTTGGATTATAGGCAATAGTAAGAGCTCTAGGTCTAGAGGGTTGTTGAGTAGGCGCGGTCTCAGTCTCTACTCCGACATTAGAGAGCTCACTTGGTATTGAGACATCCCAATCAGTTGGCTTGTCAAGAGCAATTTTCATGCTCTCTAAAATGTTGTAGGTTTTATTACCCGTCTGCTCTTCGTAAGCTTGCCTACGAGAATAGTAATTATCTGCTCTCCTAGCCATTACTCCTCGCAAACGTGGTTTTCAGTCTCGGTCTCTAGTACTCTTGAATAACAAGATCCGCAGTGAAGATACTTAGGGGCTCTGTAGTTATTTTGAGCGGTAGCGCCTAATTCGTAGTCAGACCCGTCTTCACTATACGCTGGCTGAGAAACTATGATCTCTGGCTCATCAAATAATTCCCGCGGGAACGGTCCTCTAGGGGACACTACTCTGTCTGGGACGTAATGTACTTGTTTAGCTTGATGCTTAATTATTCTCACTTGGCGCCGACTCTTCGGCAGGAGTTGCATCTACGGGTGCAACAGTCTTTTTCTTAGAAGGCCTTACTACCTCAGGTTCTGGGATGTCTACTTCTGGGGTAAGCAAGGGGAAATGACCGGCGATCGCTCGCTCACTAAGCCAATGTGGTAGGCAGTTGTTGCAGTAATGAGCCGAGCTTACTCCAGGTTCGGCATGGGTGTATACGGCATCGTTTGAACAGTTATCGCACTTCATATTGTTCTCCTAGAGTATTTTTCTCGTGCTTCAAGTATAGCAAAAAGCACCCCCGAAGGGGTGCTCTCTGTAAGTACTAATTAGTTTTTAGAAGCGTTAGCCTCTACAGCAGCTTTAGCTACAGCCTTTTGAGCATCAGCTACAGCAACAGTTGCTACATTTGTAATAGCAGCGGTGGTAATTGCGTCTAGGTGCTCCTTCTTAGAGAGCTCTCCTACAACACCCTTTGGGTTAAACTTAGCCAGCAAAGGACCGACTACACCAAGAACAGCAGCCCAAAGGACATGCTTCACTGAGTGATTTCCGGTTTGCCAGATAGCTACAGCAGATGCTGCTGTTGCATATACGTAATGCTCTACAAGAGCCTTCTCTGATTGAGTGAATTTAGCCACTGTCTTACTCCTCTATGTTGTTGGCGTATGGCGTTACTATGTGGGAATCCGCCGACACATTAGGTGACGACATATCCGACGTATGAGATGATACACCGGCTAAGGACGCTGTGGCAACCGCTACCAAGTGCTTTGGGTCTGTGGAATACCCAGTGGCAGCCCAAGTAGCCAACCCCGCTGAGCCAGCGATGGCTAGATGGGCAGGACTACTAAAATTAAGCTTTATCCCCACGTATGTACCCCAATATCTCTTTTACGTGATGTCGGAGCTCCTCAATGTGATTGTGGGTCTCCTGATCTAATCTTAGGTCTTTAGTAATTATACGCCTATCTTCGTCGCCTGAGCGGTTAGTCGCATTCAAGATTAACCCTGATAACAGGATTGACTCCAAAGACACAATAAGTGTTAGTAAACCAAAAGGAAATGGCTCTATAGGTATCAAAACCCAAGCGCTCCACCACACTATATGGAATACAAAGAACAAAGGGGAGCCAAAAGATATAGCAGCCCAGTCAGACACTTTTTGAAATAATCTCATTCATTAGCCTTAGCTACCATAGAGGTGTAGGTTGCCGCATCAATGCCTTTACCCTTGGACTTCTTTAGTCCTGGATACAAGCTTTGATAAACAGGTATAAGCGCGATTTCTTCTTCTGTTAGAACACTGGACACCAAGTTGGCGGGCATTAAGCCAGCGTTAGCCAGAGCCTTAGCTACAACTAACTCTACTTTTCCTTTTTCCCCAACCTTGAAGGCAGAAGTGCCTGGGAAAGGCGGAGCGACAATTACAGTAGGTGGCTTTGTAGGAACAGGGGTGGAAGTACCATTCGCATTATGGATAGCAGCAACGCCTCCGCCTGTTAGCGCAGTAGCACCAGCTACTCCTCCTGCAACAAGCTTGTTCTGACTAAGAGAAGATGTAGGTGCTGAACTTTTTGTATAAGCAGGGCGGCAGATAGCCAAAACATAAAGGTAAGGTCGATGACGACGGTAGCAACCATCACCATTTGCTTGGTTACCTGTATAACTCTCAGGACCGGTGTTGAAACCGATTGTTGTTAGCCCGTCTTTAGAGGCCGCTTCAACGATCTCTACGTGATCGGCTACGCCGTTACCGGACCAAGAGAAAAACACAATGTCCCCAGGAAGGGCAGAGTACTTATCAATAACTCTCTTGTTCTTTTGAAACCAAGTTAACCCAGCAGGACAATAAGCAAAGCCCTTAGGAGTTTGAGCCGCAACAAGGTGAGAGGCGTTTGCCTGAGCAAACACCCAGCTTACGCCCATGGCGCAGTACGATTCATTTGGGATTTCGTACCAAGTTCCGTATGGGTTCTCGTTGTTAGGGCCTTCTACAAAGCCAAGTTGAGTACGAGCAATGTTTACGATGTCTACGCCTGCGGTCACTGGTAGATTAACCTTTCCGCTAGATCACCCGGGGTTACGATGTTTGCGGGCTTGTTACATAACTCTATTTTTGCAGCGTCATACGCTAGGGCTACGAGCTCAGAGCAAATAACTCCGTATCGTTGTGCCATTTTCTCTAGAAGCTTAGTGCTGGCAAGAACCTTTAATCCCAAGATCCTAAGGACTAGGTTAGCGATGTCTAGGAAGCCGTACCCTTTTCCTACAAGGCGCTTAGCCTCAGTAGCAATGAGCTTTCTTTGGGCTTCGGTTAGACCTTCATGCTGGTTCCAGCCGATAACCTCATACTTAGAGGCTTTACTAATGACTACGCCAAGAGGAGTAGCCTCAACAATTAAACCGTCACCGATGTAAATGAAGGCGTGATTCCATCGAGATAGAGTACCTACTCGGATTAACTTTCCAAAGAACCCGTTAGTCTTTACTACTCCGTAATCTCCTATACGAGGTTCGTAGGCCATTACTCTTTGTTCTCCTCCACATATTGATCAAATCGACCCTCTAAACGGGCGACATTGACTTTTATCTCAGTCTGTTCATCTCTAATTTCATCCTGCCCTCTATCCAACTTCTTAAGGATCGGAAGGACTTGAAGCTTTACGATGTCATTCAGCGAACTGCCATGGTTGGGCTTCAACTCTTTTGAGTTCTCTTTTAATTCAGATAGATACTCTTTTACTAAATCTTGCGTGTGGCTCTTAAGGATTCTGCGGGCAATGCCCAAAAAAACACCTCCAACGACGGAAACGGATGCTGCTGTGCCTGTAACAGTTGCTATGTCCATTGTCAAACCAATTCTCAATAGAGGACTTATATGAAGAGAAGAGGTCGTTGTCCGTGATAAATGCCACAAAATGTACAATTTTTAATAAGTTTAGAGCACTTTTTATTATTTTTCCGCACAAATTGTACTTAAGAGTTGACACACTCTGTAACTCTAGTGTTTCATAGAGTATGAGGGGGTCAGTAATGACTCTCTTTTGTTTACTGAGAGGAGCAGTGATGCTTAATATCAGAGTTAACTTTACGATCGACGTGAAGAAAGTAGCTAGAGTGGCGAGTGCCATTCTCATAGTCTGGAGTCAGGTTCTGTCCCCAGCTGCACAAGCTACCCCTATATCAGTTCCTAAGTTCAAGATGGCATACGAGGAGAAGGATGTATCTGTAGCCCTTAATAATGTAAACCTTAAGGTTACAAGGTCTGGGGCTAAGGAAGCCTTGTCCAGCCCATATGTTAAGTATTTTGATCCGCAGACCATCGCATTCCTTACAGAGTACGCCTCAGGGAAGTCAATGGCTGACTGGAAGTGCTTAAATAACCTTTGGACATCAGAAAGCCACTTCAACCCTAAAGCGCTTAACATGAGTTCTCACGCTTTTGGGATAGCCCAATTTTTGCCTTCTACGTGGGGCAATTATAATCTTACGAAAACACCTGTAGCATTATTACAAATTAAATACGGACTACACTACATCGACAAGAGATATGGGAGTGTTTGTAATGCTTGGACGTTCTGGAAGAAGCACAGCTGGTATTAAAGCCCCTCTATTTGATGGGACTCAAGTATGTGCTCAGGTAGATCCAGAGATCTTTTTCCCCGACGATTCGGAAAACCCTAGACTAACCCTTAATACGGCGCGTAAACTATGCGCGTCGTGTGAGTTTAAGGAGCCTTGCCTAGAGTATGCCATCGTTCATCCCGAGTTAGTTGGGGTGTGGGCAGGTACCAATGAGTGGCAACGAGAAGACATAAGAACGGCTAGAAATAAAAGAGTGGCATAGAAAAAGCCCCCCGCGAAAGCGAGGGGCTTCTTTTCTAACTATTAGTAGGTGTAGGTTCCAGCTTGTGTTCCTGGGTTAGCAGCATCAGCAAGCTTGTAGACAACCAAGTTAACTGCGGTTCCAAGAGTTTGGGTACCTGTTACAGACTGGCTGTAAACGGTGTTAGCGTTAGCAACTGTAGCACCTGAAGTGGTGTAGGTGACTGTACCGGTGTTGAAGTTAGCAACTCCGAGTTGACGATCACCCTCAGTGGTTGTGAGACCTGTTACTGTTGGGACAGTTGCTGTTGAAGCAGAAGCTGCAACTGTAGCAATCGCTGTTCCGCGGACGCTTCCGTTGGTGTTAACCAAAGCTGTATCCGTAGCTGAGTTAGTGACTGTGAAGCCAGTAGCTGTAGCAGATGCAATGGTTACGTTTGAAAGGTTGAACGCAGAAGCAGTTGTGTAAGTTGGAGCGTACACAGCAGTAGCGATTGGTTGGTTGGACCCCGCCAAGACGTAGTTGTAAAGACCTGAGATCGATACTGTCTGACCTGTTGTGAAGTTGTTGTTAGCGACATAGGTAACGGTTGTTCCGTTTCCTGAAGCACCTGTTACAACGGCAGTCAAGGTAGCGGCTGGGTTGAAGCCAGCGGTCTTGTTAGCGGCGTTGTTAGGGAATGCCTCGTAGCCGTTCAAGACGTTAACGACGTTATCGTTTGGAACGGTGTAGGAATTGAGTCCGATAGCTTTTGTAGGTTGGGTCTCTGTTAAGAGGTTTGAGGTGTAGTCAGTTGTAGTTGACCATCCCTTATCAGCTCCGATTCCCGGAATAACTTCAAGGTTAACAGAAGCTACTGAAGCTGCAGCACCTGAAACAGCACGGTCTGTGACTGCGCTTGTTACGGTGAATTGTGAGCTGGAAACTGTAGCGATTGTTACGCCTGAAAGGTTAAATGCAGAAGTGTAAGTACCTGTTGCTGTTGAGGTAGCACCTGTAGCAGCAGAAGTTACAGTGAAGCTAACACCAGCGTTAACTGCCAAGATTGTCAATGTTCCGTTGTAAGCTGAGGTTGATGCTCCAGTTACTACGATAGTTTGACCGGCTGAAAGACCAGTTGTAGAAGCAGTTGCGTAGGTAACAACACCGGCAGACGCGGTGATGCCCGTGATAGCAACTGAACCTTGAAGACCTGTAATCGTTACAATTTCACCTGCGTTAAACTCGTTAGCAGAGGTGTAAGTGATTGTTCCGCCAGTAGCAGATGCTGCTGTTACAACCGCGGTTTGAATATCTGAACCAGCAGAACCTGTGGTTCCACCTGTACCGTTGTAAGAAATCGATGAACCTGAACGATCATCGTTTGTTTGAGATGGGAAATTACCCCACACGAAGTCTACAGCAACGTTTCCAGAAGGAGCTTGCTTGTAGCCCGAGTCACGAATGACTGCCATTATGTTTCCAATCTATAGATGGGTTTAACGTCCCATGCGCCTGGGACATTATAAGTTTATCTAGCAAACCTCTAAGTGTCGGGCTTTAGTCAGAACTATTAGCAACCCATTAACATAAAGACGTCTTGAATACCCGCGTTTGATGCGGCAGAGCTTACGCCGTTAATGTTTCCGTTTGCGTCTACAAAGGAGACTAGGGTTCCAGAAGAGTTGTGCCATTCTTGAAGGTTAGCTGACTGTCCAGAGGCAGCTGTAATAGTCAAACCTGTGACTGTGGTAGCTGCTGGGGTTACTGCGTTAGGGTAAGTTGTAGATGGGGATGTGCGTACATACAGACCGCCATGACTATCTCCCGCAACACCCTTTTCAATGTTAGTGAGACGATCTCCAACAGAAGCATAGGTAGAGCTTGAGGGGCTCCATGTGCTGGCTGATGTTACTGTGGTTGATACAAGAGGATTGTTTCCTGTAGCGGTAGAGCCAAGAGTGGTTTCAATAGCTGCTACTTCATCTTGAATAGTATTTGGATCCGCAGCGTAGATGGTATCCGTCACATCGTGGTGAACGGTAAAGGTCTTTACGGAAGCTGGATATGAAGCGGTCATGTTTTCCCTTTCATAGGAGACCTTTAAATTTTACTGCTTAACTTCTTAGTTTTGGTGCTCTCCGTTAGGTCCTTTTCCGGGAGTACCATACACAGCAATGCTTGGCTTTTCGTTTGTGTTGAGCACTATGTGGCGCTTACCAAAACGGGAGTCCACGATAGTGGCGTCCTTAAACTCTTTATCTCTGCTCATACTGACCATCGATTCCATTGACGAGCCTGAGTATCAGTGACCTTAATATCTCCAGAAGCCCGGGTTAGGGCGTCTCTATCTTTTCTAGACCGCAACTTATCGCTGGCTCTTTGAGCTACTTCAGTCTCACTACGACCACCTGTGCCAATGTTGCGTGGCTTATTCGCCATGCTTAGAGGCTTCTTTCTGTAGATCGGCAAGAAGCTGGTTTCTGTAGTTAGGGTCTGTCTGAGCTAGGCTACTTGGGCGACTACCTACTTTAATGCCTGCTCGCTTATTGATGTCCCCGCCCTTGGCAATAGCTCCAGAGTACTTTCCAGTCTTCATGTCATTCCAAGAAAGACGATTACCTGCTAGGCGTCCAGTGCTACCGCGGAACTGCTTACCCTTGTGGGGGTTCTCAGGTGCGGCAGGGGATGGTAAAGCTTTATTAGGGGCACTTACTGCTTTAGGGGTTGTGTCGTCTAGTCTTTCAGACTCTACCCAAAGAGGTTCTGCCTTAGGGCTTTTACTATCTTGCGAAGAAGTAGGGTCTTTGTCTAAACGCTCTGATTCAACATGTATTGGCTCTGACGTTTTAGTGGTCTTTTTAGTTGCTTTAGTCTTAGACTTTGCAAAAGCGGGAGCCTTAGTGTTAACAGCCTTAGCAATGTTTTCAGCGTTGCCGACAGAGAATGAATTAGCCATTCTCTGAGTCTAGATGTTTTTGCTCACAATAACGGGCTAAAGAAGCCACTACATAGATTTTTTCGCATATCTGGCACTGGAATCGATCGAACGATGCCACTTTGCTCCTTAACTAAGTAGGTTGATTTCCCCTTCAGGGTCATATACCTCAACAGCTGAGGCGGCCAACTTATCTGCCGATTTACGAGCATGATGCCCGCAGAACAAAAGCTCTCCGTTATTAAAGGTAGCAACGACTTTAGCCGCAGATCCACAAGCATCACAGCGGTCTTGTAAGGTAAGTTCACGCTCTATTACAGTTGTCATGCTACTCCACTTCCTCCTGCGCCTGTAATTCCCGCTCCAGCGGCTGATCCAGCTCCGCTATTGTTCTCTGAAGCTTCCTCTGACATATCTGTGCCAGTGAGAGCTGCAAGGCTTTCTGCGGGAGTTTGAGATGTGGATGTGCGGTCATCAGAGTCAACAACGCCAGAGCCTGAAATATTCATGTAAGAAGGGGCAATGCCTAGATTGAGGGCGTCGTGTACCTTAATGTTTGGAAACTGCTTATGTTTCTTTTGGTACATGGGTTAATCATCCCATGTGTTCAGAGACAAGGCGCCCTAAAATCCAATCCACTACTGGTACTGCCACCGCATTTCCAGTCTGCTTATAGCGAGACGAATCCGCTTGATTGTCTGTCCAATTATCGGGAAATCCCTGTAAACGCTCAGTCTCTAGCGGGGTAAGTCTACGTACTGTGGAGGCATAGCTTAAAGCATGACGGTCTCCGCCTGTAAGAGTATTCATAGGGTCTCCGTCTTCTCCAATGCCAAGCCCGTTCCCTTTACCATCGTAAGAATAAGTACCATCTGCGTGCTTGCGCTTACCAACAGATCTGGTAGCTGTGTCATGAATGGGTGTTATAGCGACAGCGTGTGGGGAAGTCGTATCAACAGTAAACATGGGGTCTCCTTCATCTGTGTGACCTTTTCCTTGTGGACCTGCTGTGTCTGATCTACCAACTACTGTATTTTGAATACCAGTTATCACAATTTTATTCTCGTCCACGTATTGATTACCCACTCCCTTGTAATCCCGGGCTTGAAGCGTTCCAACAATTTCATTTTCGTTTAACAATACCATTGGAGTATTTAAACCGCCTGTTCCCATAAATGCGGTTAATGTGTTAACCGTTTCTCCTTGAACACGAACACCATCATGTCGGTGCGGATGGAAAATGATCAAAGCTGTGCTCCTACCCTCATCGCTGTTATCAAAACCATTGAGGGTGGGAGTAACATTACTTTCCACCCATGTTTCATAGTCATCTTTAGTATGCGCTCTGCGACTTTTAACAAAGAAGGACTCAGTTGTAGACAATATCCGTAGCGTCTTTCCAATCGCGTGACTTTAAAGTAGATGTTGTGTCATCTAGTTCGTAGTCTCCGAATCCTCGCATACGCGCAATAGTGCTCTCTTCAGAGGCTCTGGAAGAGTCTTTCCCCTTCTTTCTGCCCTCCGTAAGATCCCCTCGCAAGCTCTCTTGCTCAAATAATACTTTTGCGGCAGTGGCTCCATCTGAATTACGTCTGCCAATGATGAAGACACGCCTCCGTCGTTGGGGTACTCCGAAGTATTGAGCATCAAGCACACGCCATGAGATGCCATACCCGAGTTCGGCCAACGTTCCGATAACAACTCCCATGTCTCTCCCTTTATTTGATGAGAGTAAACCAGGGACGTTTTCGAGGATGAACCATTCCGTTTCTGTTTCTTGAATAAGTCGGGCAATCTCCCAGAACAGCCCACTGCGTTTGCCAGCAAGACCAGCGCGTTTTCCAGCCACGGATAAGTCTTGACAGGGAAATCCTCCGGTAATGATTCCGTTTCTTGGGTCGAATCCAGCTGCAATGAGTTGCTCACCTGTTACCTCCGTAACATCTCCGAATAATGTGGAATTAGGAAAATGCCGAGCGATAATACCGCTGGCTTTTTTATCGATTTCTACGGAAGCTACAACATCGATATTGTTTCGCTCCATGGCAAGGTCAAACCCGCCTATATACCAGCAAACAAACTAACTCCTGTTAATTGCTTACTAGACATTGGGCACCACCTCCTTGTGCACAGTTTTGTGCTTGTAGTATTGGTCTCTACGGCATTGGGCACAATACCGCATTTTTCTACCATTTGGGCGCACCCAAACTTTAGTATTAGTTTTGTCGTAGGGATGTCCAGAAGGGCATGATGTTTTTACTATATTTTTAGACGTTATTGAACCACTTCTTCTATTATTTTCTTCTTGAGTGGTTACAGACAAATGGTCTGGGTTTACGCATCTTCTATTTTTGCATAAGTGGTCTAACACCATATTTTGGGGTATACCCCCAACAAGTATTTCATAGACGGCTCTGTGAGCCAAAAACTTTACATTGCCTATATGAAAACGACCGTAACCATTATTTTCTACTCTTCCATTCCATTCCCAGCAAACCCCTGTTGCGTCTATCAATGAAGATAGAGATGGCGCAGTTTTGCCGCCAGGACCTCTCCCAGCAAATAGGCTAACGCCCGTCATTTTCTTCATAGGCTGATAGTAGCAGCCTTTGGGCGTAAATCAAATACGCCGCGCCGTTACTTGTCGGCGTCTAGCATTTCTTTGAGATCAGGAACTCCCTTGAGTCCCCAAATCTCTCTAATAGAAGGAACACCCTTATGGGAGTCAGCCTGTGGGAATTGCTCTTCGCTCTTATTCATGGTCTTTCTCCCTTTTCATTCCGCAAAAACAGTGACATTTAGGCTCTATGCAGACAAGTGTATCCCGTTCATGCCCGCACAGATCGCAGCTCCACTTCTCATCCATTACTTCTCGTTCTCTTTCTTACCTGCGCGACGCTTGTTCTCTTTAGCAGTATTCTTGCCATGCGGTAGAGCGCGGAGATTGCCCGATTTGTCGTTATTGTGATTATTATCCTTGTGGTCAACATCCACATTCTTGGATAGCTTTTTACCCGTCTTGGATTCATAATCAGCCCGAGCCTTATTCTTGGAAGTGGTTACCCACTTTCCGTCTACTTTTTTCTTGTAGACGTAGATAGGGCGTCCGCCATTAGCATCAGACCCTTTGTATGGCCCAAAGCGTTTACTTTCCGCCATTTAAAAGCTCCTCATCTAAATAATCTAATACTTTAGCAATCATAGCAATGCCTGTAGACTCTATGTGACCAAGGATAACATTGCACTTAAAGCATAAAAGCCCACGAACTTTTCCAGTCTCATGGTTATGGTCTACAGCAAGTCTGCGGTCTAATTCTTCTGGATTACCGCATATTTTGCACAATCCGTTTTGGGCGTCGTGCATAGTGTTGTACTCGTCTAATGTGATACCAAAGCGCTGGATTAACTTGCGATTACGCTCACGGTCAGGGTCAGCAGCGCGCACTTCTCTAGCACGAGCGTTTCTAGCATCTTTATTAGCTGCGTGGTAGGAGCGGCTACGTGCCAGCTCGTCTTCTGACAAAGGTGTTGGGTTGTTAGCATACTTCTCTTTAGCTTCTTCTAATGTGCACGGCTTACAACGGCTAACAATAGTGGCAGTTCCAGCTTTTGTTGTTTTACTATAAAAAGACTCTACAGGAAGAACAACCTGGCATTTAGTGCACTTCTTTGTCTCAGCCATTATTAGTCTCCTTATGGTGCTCTGTGTGAGCATTTACTGCTAGTTGACGGTTTGGAAAAACTGAGTCTTCTGCGGTAACAGACGTACGAGTTGATTTATCAAACTTTTGATATTTATATTTTCCAGACCAATCACAGTTGTCTCCACGGCATTCGGCAATGACTCCACCATTAACTCGCTCAGTGTAAAGTTTATGCCCTTTAGCCATTTTTCTTTTTCTTCTTTGTCTCAGCCATTACTTTTTATTTTCTGGTACACAGTTAGGGACTTGCTTACCGTCTTTCATTTTCATACCGTACTGTCGGTAGTTAGCCCAGCATGGAGATGCCATTAGCAGTCCCACTTTCTTAATGACTTGTTAATACGGCTGTTTGGATCTTTAGCTGTCTTAGAAGAGGTGTTCTCTTTCTTCATGCCTTCCATGCGAGCGCAGAAAGACTTACGACGAGCCGCAGACTTAGGAGACTTAGAAGCCTTCTCTTTAGATACAGGAGCTTTAAGATTATGACCTTCACGCTTAGCGGAGGCGCGACCCTTGGCGTTCAATCCGCCCTCTGGGTTCTGCCCTTCTTTGCGAGTCCATGCTGGTGACTTAGCCATTTTTACCAACCTGTCTTGTTATTACCAAAGAGGCTACCGATAGTTAAATCGACACCTTTTTGTTGTCTAGGTTGGTTATTGCTTTGATCCTTCTGCCCATTTTGAAATTCGGCAGCACGTCCCATGGTTTCACCCATGCTTGCGCCTTCAGATGCTGCAGCTTCTCCGCCAGCCGCTGCGGCTCCTGCGCCAGCTGCTTCTCCACCTGCCATAGCTACTTCTGCTAATGGTGCTAGAAATGCCATCTTAGTACTCCTTATTCATAGAGCGGAGAGAACGGTTAAGTATATCCGCAGCTTGTTCTGATACTTGGTAACGACCATAACTTGGGCGTGGACCTGAGAACTGACCGTTATCAATCTGTCTGAACTCATTTACACGACTGCGCTTCTCTTTAAGTGGAGCCTTACCGGTCTTAGTGCCCGGGGTCTCTTTGCCTAAAGCTCGATAAGCTTTTGGGTTTCCTAGTGCTGGGTCTAACATTATTTACCCTTAGCTGCGCGATTAGCGTTAGATCTGCGGTTAGGGTTTGCTTGCGCCCACGCAATCATGTTATTGCGCCGTGCCTCAGCTTCTTCTTTACTCTTAGCTTTATGTGCACCTGACTCTGGGCGCTTAGACTGCCACTTCTTAACAACTTCTTTACGAGCTTTAGAGTTGGTCTTGGTCATAGTATTCGGAATAGTCTCTTCCGCTTCCTCTGACTCATTCATCTCTTTAATTGTTGCTTTAGCATTAGCTGCACGGTTTGGCTTTTCTTTTGCCCATTGGCGCCATTGTGCCGTGCTACCGCCCATAGGTTTTCTAGCGGTGTGCTCTGTAACAGTCTCCACAATAGGTTTATCCGCGGAAGATGCGATCTTATTAGGGTCTTTAGCCATAGAACTATTATCCTTTATTTATGCTCAGGAGAACTGATGTACTCTTTGTAAGACTTAATTAAAGCTGTACTTAGGATATCCCTAGACTCAGGGTGTTTTGTCTCAAAGTGGTTTAGCCAAGTTTTTGCGCTAAAAGTGGGTAGAGCACAGCCATTATTAACGTCGTCCCAGCAGAGTTTAGCGAACCTTCCTAGAGGTCCGGGGATATCCATTTGATCCCATAGCCATGTAACGTACTGCATACGGGAAGTATGACGCTTTAATTACTTTAGCGCGGGCTTAACTCATGTAGCGAAGTTTAAGATCTTTATACTTCTCAGCGGGAACTACCTCTGGGTCTACCCACCAGTCTTCAAACTCTCTTAGAGGCCAACCCGGGGCATCCACCTTCACATTCTCAACCGCTAGTACATAGCCGTGAGATTTAAGTATTTCAATCGCCTCCGCCTTAACCTGGCGATTCTCAGGGGCATAATAAAGATCGTGCTCAAAAGTAATAACAGAGAAACGGTAATCATCGAGAGGAACCTGCTTTAGAGCTGCTAGGGTCTGTGAGGCGGGTTCTATGTCTAGCTGTAAGTAGTCTATGCGCCTAGGAGCTTGTGCACCATCTAGACACTTCTTATAATCAAAAGTTGTGGCATCAGCCTGAAAACAAGGGTTTTTGCGGTTAGTGTTGTACTCAAGTACACACTCTGGAAGGATCTCTAAAGCGATACCTTTCCAATAAAAGTCTTTCTCAAGCATGTAGGTATTACTTGTTTTCTTGGACTCAAAAGCCCCGATCTCCAAGTAATACCTATCATACAATTCATCAAGCATGTTGAGAACGAATGACTCCTGCCCAGCTTCGCTGTTGCTATCTGGGTAGTAGTGCATTCGGCTCAAATTACTTTTCCTTCTTCTCTTTAGCAGCTAGTGGGGCAACAGGTGATTCCTTTTGCGCCAAAGCTTTCTCTAACTCATTTACGCGCTTACGAAGAGGTGTAAGCCGTACATCGACATAGGTAGCAAATCCGATCACGCCCATCGTCATTAGTGTTGCATAAATATCTAAAATCATTCAAGATCCAATCTCTTAAGTCTTTGTTTTTCAGCAATTTTTTCTGGTGCTACACCGGCAACTCTAGCATTAAAGTCGATAAATTCAATACGCAGGGCTTCCAGCTGCTCCTCTATGAGCTCTAACTGCTCTTCAAGGGAGGCAAAGCGGATATAGAAGTCTTCAAAATTCATTTCAATAACCACGCATTCACGATAGTAATGATAGTTGTTATTACGATTAGGGCAAGTACTGTCCGCTCTAGGCTCCTCATAGGTATGCCCACAAGCTTAAGGCTATAGCTACCCCCACGAATAGGAGGGCGGTAATTAGTAAGGATCTGGTCTCTGGGCTCATTTTATTGACTCCTCTATTATCTTTATAGTCCAGCATGGGTATAACGCGTCTCCACCCCAATCGCAATGAAGACCGGTTTCAGAGTGGCAGAGGCTTTTACAATGCCCGCAAACCAATCGGTTGTTGTAATCGGTTTCAGGCGTATGAGCCTTAGCTACTGCGATCAAAGCTTCTGTGGGAACCCACTCCTCTTCCGCATTCTTCTGATACTCAAGGTACTCATTAAGTAGCGCTAGCAATTCATCGTAGGTCATTCATTTTCCTCGCTTCCTCGCTTCCTCAATAGCATCTTTAGTTACTTGATTTGGTTCACCTCTAGCGATAGCGGCGTATTGGTGACAAATACACGAGCAATCTTGATTCTTTTCGTCTTTGCCACACCAAACATCATTAAAACAAGGTTCGCAAATCTCAATCTCTCGCGCTATCTGCTCGCGGGCATAAGCAATGCCTTCTTCAAAGGCATGCTGAATAATATCTGGCAGCTCCTCATAAATGCGGTCTGAGGCGACTTCGGTATGATGCTTTAGAATCTTCCAAGCATCTTTAGACTCTTCGCTGATTGAAAAATCAGGTTCTTCCCACTCGCTCACTTCTCACCCCTAGCGATAGCGGCGGCTACTACATAACAGTTGCAGTCTAAGTTCGGACAACTGCCAGATACTGTTGCCTCAATCTCCCGCGCTATCTGTTCGCGGAGTTGTTTAATAGCCTCAGGAGCAACTATCTCCATTCGGCGCAATTCTGATTTGCTCACTTCTCCACCTCGCTTTGTTGTGTTCTTAATTCGATGTATCGCCCAAACAACATGACGCACCAATAATTTGTTGAGCGATAGAAATAACTATCGCCCGTAATGGATTTTCCTACTTTGAGTTTCACCTACATCACCTCGTCTAATCGTTGGGCTATGTCTAGGTAGGTCTTACAACGCTCTACCCCATTTTCGGTAAAGACGACCAGAGAACATTCGTTGCACATTCCCTCTCTGCCATGCCTCACCAACACATCTCGGTTGGCTAGGAGAGAGGCGATACCTGCATCGTGATACTCACGCAACGATTCAGGAGTAGTGCCAACAATTCCATCGTAGATTCGTTTGCGGGTTTCAATCTGTTTATCAATCCACGCTATAACTTCATCGTGAGTGAGTTGGGTCATAGTGTCATTCCTTTTCCTAATCCATAAATTGCTAGCAGAACCATTGCCGTGAATAAGACAAACATCATTTGTGCTCCTTTAAATGTCGGTTGACCATGATGTGAGCGAAACCTGATCTAACCTCGATCTCTTTCCCGCACTTTGGACAAATTCCTAGTCTTGTACTCATGCCCCGACCCTACCATCCTCGCTTCAATGGTTGTCAAGCCCCCGCCAGTTTTTAGCTGTTCCCGCCTGTTTCCGCCCCGTCCCGCACCGTCTTCGGCTACTGCCCGCCCCCACCTAGTGATACCTGTGGATAAGCACTGGCGGCCTTCCCGGTGAGCTCCCGGCTTAACCCCGGGGGGGCCTCAGCCTGAGTACAGATACTTCTCAGCTAATCGTTATCAAACTGTTATGTAACAGTTTTGTTATAAATACTATTTGTCCGATTTGTCCTCTTGTGCTTGCTGGCTGGTGCTGTCATTGTTCTCCTATCAGCAACACGGCTGGTAAATCGACACTCTGATAGGTGGACATAATGAAACTAGACGCACTAGAAACCGCGACGATTGCCCTTGCCCTATGGCAGGCTGACCCCGCTCGAATTGCTCCTAGCGTAGACGGTGAGGTCACCCGCGCTGACCTTGACGCCTTAGCGCAAAAGGTAATGGACATCTACACGGGGGCTCTATCATGAGCCCCCTCGCTTCATGGCTTGTATGGATTACCCTTTCGACCCTCATCATCTCATTCATCAAGGAGTCTCACTAATGAACACAGTTACCGCCCAAGCTTTTGACACAGTAAGCACGCTAGCCCTAGTACATCTCATCTTGAGGGATGAGGATTACCCCTCTCAGGGGATTAGTAACCGCGAGTTGCGCGAGTTGCGTGAGGCGATCGCGGAGCGTGTAGAACAAGATCCTGCGGTGCTCGCATGAGGTACTGATCGGCGGGAGCTGGGGCTCGGGGCAACCCGGGCCTCAGTCATTTCCCGGCATTGTTTGTGTTGGCCCACCCGCCCCGTTTAAGGGAGTAAGTAAGAGAGAGCCGGGAGCTGCCTGTGAGCTAGCCGGGAATTGTCCCGGAAATAATCGTTATCAAATTGTTATCAAATTTGGCAGGGTTTGCTGGTTGGTGGTATAGGTTTAGGGCACTAGCAAATCGCTAGAGTCTTTTGATAGGGGACAAGATGTTGAGCAAGGATGAGTTACACGCAGAACTTACAGCGCGTGTCATTAAGCAATTACAAGAGGGTAAGTCTTCATGGCTTAAGCCGTGGAACGGGGCGGGATTCTCGCCTACCAATGCAGTTACCAAACACGCTTACACGGGCGTGAACGCCATGTGGCTTTCACTTATTGGCGAGGAGCGCGGATACACGCGCCCACTATGGGTAACCTATAAAGGAGCGCAGGATCTAGGCGGATTCGTCCGCAAGGGCGAGAGGGCGACTGACATCCTTAAGCCTACGATCACCAAGCAGAAGCTAATCGATGGCGTTTGGGTCAATGTCGGCAAAGGCGAACTAGTTCCATCATCTATTAAGACCCGCAATAATGTTTGGTTCTCATCCATTACTGTTTGGAACCTAGATCAATGCGCGGATGTAGCAATACCCGCCCAATTCCTCACCAAGCGTGAGCCTGTGGAGGTTCCAGTTGCCGTAGAGACTATCCTTAATAAGTATCAGAACGCGCCATCCATCTTCCATAAGGAGATGGGCGAGAACGAGTCTCCCCACTATTCTCCCTTCATGGATTCCATCACTCTCCCACTCGTCTCACAATTCAAGAGTGGAACCCAATACGCGGAGACAATGGCTCATGAGGTAATCCATAGCACGGGGCACAAGTCACGCGCGGATCGCTGGACGGCAGAACCCTTCACATCTCACGGAGACTCAGGGTATTCTAAAGAGGAACTCGTAGCGGAGATCGGCGGGGTCACTCTCCTCCATCAAGTTGGGCTAGATGTAGATCTAGATAATCACGCCACCTATCTCGCAGGATGGTTGCGTCCTCTCCAAGATGATCCAAAGTTTCTAGTGGACGCCATCACCAAAGCTTCAAAGGCAGTCGAGATAGTACTAGGCAAAGCCGAGATCAAAGAGGAGGTGAGCGCATGATCGGTTTAGTAGCTCTATGGCTAGGGGTAGGCATGGTCATAGTCGGAATCTTGATCCACTTAGATAAGCCGATCGAATAGGTTTCCCCTATCAGGAAAGCAAGCCCCCGCTTCACGGCGGGGGTTTTGTCCTGCTCCCGGAAAACTCCCGGAAATGTTTGTGTTGGCACCCACCCTCCCTGTGCCTAACTTTACTTCGTAAAGGGGCATTATAAGAGAGAGCTAGCCGGGAACTAGCCGGGAAATAAATCGTTATAAAACTGTTATCAAAAAATACGTGTATTCCGACGGGTAGGGGTTACTATTCATCTATCGGCAAAACGCCGACTCTCTGATAGGAGTTAATAATGGAAGCTTGTAACGGTTGCGGTGGTAAGTTCGCCACGCATAGCGGTCACTTTGTACGTTCTGAGGTTGGAGCAGAGTGGGTATTTATCTGTGAGGGATGTGACGAATAATGGAAACTGTAGAACTGACACGCGCTCAAATTCATACTTTCTTGCGCTCGCTTAATGGCAGTTTCTTTTCTGTTGACTTTATCAAGCGCACTACGGGTGAGTTGCGCACCATGCGCGCGACTACGAATTACAAGTCAAAGTTAGTCGGCGGAGTCCTTAAGTACGACGCTGACGAAAAGAAGTTAATTCCAGTCTGGGACATGGATAAGAAGGCGTTTCGTTCTATCCCTACTGACTCTGTACTAGTTATCCGCGCCAAAGGCGCAGAGATAAAGGTCATTGAGGATAAGTAATAAGCGAACCCCGCCAAGCGCGGGGTTTGTTTGTGTTGGCTCCCACCCACCCTGATCCAACTATTACTTCGTAATAGGGATTATTAAAGAGAGAGTTGTGAGCTAGCCGGGAGTTAGCTGGGGACCGGCTGGGAATTAATTGTTATCAAATCGTTATTAAAAATTAGGGGCAAATCGTGGGGCATGGGGTAGGGTTCAACTATTCACCAAGTCGGTGGATGTACTGATAGGAGTAAAGATGAACAAGACACAATTTAAGGCGCAAGTTATGGCAAACCGCGCCGTCCGCGTAGATAGTGATTGGGACGCTGGTAGCGAGTGGATGGTTGAAAGTGCCCGCGCGGTTGATAATTGGCTGGCTGATACCAATAATGATGTGGATCTCCCTAAGTTGGTTGCTTCTTTCGATAAACTCTCTATCCGCGATTATGTACTCGGTATCATGGATAAAGATAATAAAACCCATGTTGAGCAGATTAACCGTTTAGTGAGTGTGGTACCTGCTGGTATCTATGCTCCTGCTTGCTTCCAGTCTTTGATTGCCTTTGAGTCAGGAGATACCAAGTTGGCACTTATCCGACTCGGAGTGGCAAGTGAGAAGTATCCGCTAGGTAAGTTGCTCACTCGTGTCTATCTTGCTGGTTGGAAGCCTTCCGCCTTCACAGAGATGCGTACCTCATTACATCCGAAGGTGTGCGAGGAGATCTTTGGGACGGTGAACGCCTAAGAGTCAAGCTTCAGGGGGTGGGGGAGAAATCCCCTGCCCCTTTCGGCATTTTGTAGCTCAGATTGTTTGTGTTGGAACCCACCCTCCCTGTTCTGTACTTACTACGTAAGGGAGTTGTTGAGAGAGAGCTGCCGGTCCCCGGCTAATTCCAGGCTAATTCTCAGGCAAGCGTTATTAAATCGTTATCTAATTTTGGGGGATTTTGGGGGATTAGGTGATAGGTTTTAGTCACTAGCAAATCGCTAGTTCTTTGATAGGAGACTGAAATGGGCTATACACATTACTTTACTGTAAAGGAGGCTATTCATGAAGAGAATTGGAATGCCTTAGTAGGAGATGTTACCGCAATTATTGAGAACTCAGAGGCTGGTATCGCTGGCTGGGATGGTACTGGCTTACCTGAATTGGGTGAGCGCATTCGTTTTAACGGCGTAGGAGAGAGAAGCCATGAAACTTTTCACCTCAGCAATAAGCAGGACATGAATTTCTGTAAGACTGCTTTCAAGCCTTATGATGAGGTAGTTACCGCCGTCCTTATCCGCGCTAAGTACTATTTTGGTGAGGCATTGAGTGTCGGTTCAGATGGCTATTGGTCAGAGTGGCAGGCTGGGCGTGACCTCTATGAGCGCACATTCGGTGAGGTTGCCGAAACCCCTATTGTGAGAGAGGAGGTGATTCTCTAATGCCAAATTGGGTTAGCAATAGCGTGACGATTACCGCTAAGTCAGAGGTCATTAAAGAGATTCGCGCTCGCTTAGAGAAAGACTTAGAACAAGGCTTTTTCTGGCAGATTATCGCGCCTACCGATTTAGAGGCGTATAACGATGTCGTGGGTACTAATGGTAAAACCATGAATGACCCATCTGGCTGGTATGGCTGGAACCTCAACCATTGGGGTTGTAAGTGGGACGCTAGTGACCTGAATGTAGAGTCTTCCTCAGATGAAGATGTTCTCTATACCTTCAATACGCCATGGTCTCCACCTACTGTGATTTCCGCGCTCGCTGAACTCTATCCATCCGCTGGCATTGTCCATGAGTACCTAGAGGAACAAGGCTGGGGAGGCGTGGTCACCTACAAGAATGGAGAGGTCATTGAGGAGGAGGCGTGGGACATCCCCGAAACTCACGCTGATAGCATGAAGTACCTCGATTACTGTTATGGCTGTGAGGATGAAGAGTACCGCTTTGACGATTGCCCTAAAGAGGAGGTGAGTGCATGAAACTATCAACTGTAGCTCGCTGTATTGAGTGCGATCGTGTGTTCAACCTTCTAGATGAGGTTCAAGCTGAAGAGTGGTACACCGGTCACGATTGCGAGAGCTAGATTTACCTCCTATCAGGTAAAACATAGAACCCCTGAATGAGTCAGGCTCGCGGGGGTTCTATACAACAAGGCTGGCAGCCAGGGGGTTGCCGGCCTTTGTTGTGCCCGAATGTTTGTGTTGAGACCCACCCTCCCTAGTCTCTAACTATCTAAGGGAGTAAGTAAGAGAGAGTTAGCCGGGAATGAGCTGAGGACCGGCCGGGAGTTTCCTGGGAGCTGGATCGTTATCAAATCGTTATGAAAAAAGAGAGGGTTTTAGGGGTTCGATGGGGTAGATTTTGTCTTGCAAGTCCACTACTACTGATAGGAATGAACATGGCTAAATATGAGGAATACGAATTAGAGGAGTTTTACAAAGAGAGTCTCGATGAAGCATGGGGCACCGTCATGGTCGCTGGGTATGAGTATGACACATCCCGCGCCCTTTATGAGTTAGACCCTATCGCCTACCGCGTTGGGTTCTCTGACTTCCTAGCAACAACTGAGTGTAATGACTGCAATAACTATTTATCCGACTGTGAGTGTGAGGAATAATGACTACTAACTACCTAGAAAAGAGAAAAGCCTTCTACGAGAAGTACTACGGCTCGCTAGTGGGTGCCACCATCTTGAAGTTCAATGGGATGAAAGAGGACGACCCTGAATGGGGTAATGACCCTTTCCCATCCTTCACTATCCGTTTTGCTGATGGTCACATCGGAGAGATAGAAGTCTCCCGCGATGAGGAAGGCAATGGCGGAGGGTTCCTATTCGGAGGGATAATGCCATGAATGAGGTACTCGATTACATAGAGAGTCACCTAGAGGAGATTAAGCAATTCGTGGAGGAGTCCGCGGATACTGCTGACCACCTATGGGGTGAAGGTGCCACCGAAGCCCTACAACACATCTTGGCGAAGTTTGGGAGGCTGTAATGACTACTTATCACGGCTGTATCAAGGTGACTTGTATCGTCTGTGGCTGGGAAAGCATAGACGACAACACCATAGAGATGATTAACGACATGGACGGGAGGTGCGAAGAGTGCGACTACCAGTTCTTCCGCTGGGAGAATGAGGACGGCACGATCATCGTATCCCTCAAAGCTGAGTCTGAGCATGACACATTAGTGCTAAAAGGAGAGGATCGGGAATGAACGACTACACAGTTACCTTCATCATGGACTATTTCAGTGTAGCGACAGTGATTAGTGCTGATGATGAGGAGCAGGCTGAACGGCTCGCTACGCAGTGGTTGGCGGAAAACGGGCTAAATCTTGGAGAGTTCAAGGTATTAGACGTCAATATGACCTTAGAAGGAGTGTGGGCACGATGACTATTGAAGGTGGTACGAAGAGCACCGAAGAAGTAACGGGGCGGATATTGGAGTTCCTAGCCAGAGAGCTCTCCTATAACGGCATGGATGGAGAGGTAGTAGATCTCATAGGAGATATCCCGGGTATGCCTGGAGAGGATTACACAGATGGGCAATGCCTATGGCTGATCAATAGCGTGGTAGCTCATTGGGCTAAGCTCACTTACGGTCCGGATGAGGAGGACGAAGAGTAATTAGCAGCTGTTTCCCCGGCAAAATGCCCGGCGATCACCGTGTAGTGGCGGCGATTGACCGGGCATTTTGTTTGTGTTGACCCACCCTCCCCATTAGGGAATATATATGCAAGAGAGATGTGACCGGAATCACAGCCTGGGACTATTGACACCGGAGCCACCGATCTGCTAGGGCAATTCGGCTACTGTCAAATGTCGACAAATCGATAAGTGGATGTATGACCAGAAGTTGGGGGTAGTTGGCTGGGGAGGTATCTGATAATAGGCTGAGAGCTATCTGTGAGCTAGCTGAGAGAGATGTTTCACGTGAAACACAAGAGAGAGAGAGAGAGGAGAGAGAGAGTATCTATCCTTATATCTATTCCTAATTAGACAGTACCCGCCAAAACTGGGTTCTATGGGGGTATTGAGGGGTTGTATAAATCGTTATCTAATCGTTATCAAAAATCCCTCTATTTCTCCTCTCTAGGGTATAGGTTCCTCTTAGTGGAGACAGTCTCCGCCGAATTGATTATCTAGAAGGTGATTATGCAAGCGTATCAAGTAGTTATGAACTTTAGGACTGATAGGAAGCTTACCGCTGATGAGATCGACTCTATTGCCAGCTCAATTACTCTCCAGGTGTTAGAACCGTGGGATAGAGACGGTGTAGATATTGATGTAAAGACAGAGACAGAGTGGGGCGCAACTATTAATCATATTGAGATATGGAGTGACAAAGAATGACAAGTGCAGTTGTCTGCTTAGACTGTGATTATGCCATCCTGACCAAGACCAGCCGATCACGGTTCGAGGTCATGGTTCATAATCTAGACACTAATCACAAGGTAATTACCCGCGTTATCCAAAATACTGTGGAGAAGGTGGAAGCATGAGTAAGCAGTATCACTATGTAGTTATATGGGACACAGAGACCAACTCATGGAGTATCGACTGGGATGGTGTATCTATCAACTATGACAATGGTCATATATGGGATGAGAATGCGCAAGAATGGCTATCTAAGTATGAGGATATAGAGGATTACTTCTGCGCCGATCTGAATAAGAGGTTAACTAATGGCTAAGTGTGCTGAGTGTGGGTGCAGAGATGCCCGCCATCCTATTCAATGGGATACCGAAGTAGAAATGTACTGTAATCAATGTGTGGAGGTAATGGCATGAAAGAGTTTAATCAAGTAGAGGATTACACAGAGTTTCGCGCGTTCTTCGAGTCGATACTCCCTAATTGCCTAGTGGTAGTTACTGAGGGTGAGATCGTTATTCAGACTGGTATCGGGTATGGCATGGGAGATCAAGTCTATCCGCTTGATGAAGAAGAGTTGGAGGAGATTAGAGGGTGAAGTTTATGATCACCGCTGAGGTGGATGAACAATGGTTCGATATATTAGGGCAAGTAACACGTTATCAAGAGGGCTTCATATGGCATGGAGTCGAAATACTAGAAGGAGAAATAAATGGACTATAAAGATCTATTGAAAGACACGCTGGCACAGTTATTCGTTGATCTTACCTACCAGCCTGAATTGCAGGGTAAAGTAGCTAAGGCACTAGATTACTTATTCTATCTAGAGAACAAGGAGAACAAAGAATGAAAGAGATGACTGAATACGATCGGCGCGTGAATGATGCCATCGAAGCTGGACTCAACGCGTTCTGGGAAGGTGTAGAGAGTGTATTTCCTGAGCTCAAAGGTAGAGATGCGTTCTCTATTTATGGGACAAAGAGGTTACTCCGCGAGACAGAGTTTACTATCGAGGAGTGGCTATGGTGGAATGATGAAAATTACCGTGAATATATTAAGGAGTGGATTTAACAATGAGCCTAGATACTTTAGAAATTGACGACATTACTATTGAAGTTACGCCTGATCTTGACCCTATGAACCCGCGCGACTGGGACAACTTGGGAAAGATGGTGTGCTGGCACAAGCGTTATAACTTAGGTGATAGCAATACTGGTTACTCGCTGAATGATTACAACTCCGCCGAGGAATTGTTTGATGCTATTAAGAAGGATAGTTTAGTAGTCCTGCCACTATACCTTTATGACCATAGTGGTATATCTATGAGTGTTGGTTCATTCGTTGGACGCGCTCCCCACGCTGAGTGGGATAGCGGAATGGTTGGTTATATCTATGCCACTAAAGAAGCTATCAAGGCTGAAGGTGTCGATATTGCCACCGCTGAGGAGATCCTCCGTAAAGAGGTAGAGATTTATGACAAGTATCTGCAAGGAGACTTCTATGGCTATACCGCCTATAAGAATACAAAGTGTGACTGCTGTGGTCACACAAGTAAAGAAGTCATAGACTCCTGCTGGGGTTATGGCTCAGTAGAGGAAGCGATGAACGCTGGAAAGGATACAGTAGCATGAAAGTAAAAGCTCGCAAATACAAGCTAGACATAGAGTTTATAACCGATAGAGTCCTATCCACCGCTGAGCTGGAGTTTATGAAAGAACGGCTAAGAGATGAGATCGATAGCCCTATGAAGGTAGGGACTATGGGTGGGCTCATCCCCGCCACCTATCAGACTGAGATAGTTAAGTTAGAGTCTAGTTATGACGTAGCCCGGGAGTGGGGTGAGGGCGCGTGATCTCAACACAAACAAACCTGCGCGACTGGAGCTACACGTTCGACTATGAAGATGATCCGTTCTTAACTATGGAAAAGGCTGGGTTAGGAGTGAGACTTCAAGGTTTAATTTCCATGCGCTATGGGCTTAGAGATGGGATGCCTAAAAGTATTCAAGAAATACAAAAGGTGCACGGCATAAGCGCGGAGCGTACTAAAAAGATGCTCAAGCTTGGAATAGAGATGCTTAGGTACTATGAAGAAACTGGTCAAGTCAAGCCACCTGAAATAGAGATAAGGAGAGAGAGACCTAAACGCAAAGATCCTAAGTGGCAAAACTGTGTGTATTTAAAGGTAAGACTAGAAGATGAAGCGAGCGTGACGGCTATTAAGCAAAAGATAGAGAGTCTGCTAGACTTCCCTGAGATTATGGAGTTGTCATGGAAAGACCGTGGCGATGGCACTAAGTGGGAACGTTCGCTTACTTATAAAGGAGATAGAAATGGCTAAAAAGATCGAAAAGAGATTTCATGCGCGGATCACAAAGAACACCGCGCAAGGTGGGTCATGGTTAACCTTGACTCGTATTGATGAGCCTAATCTTGGCAATGGTGTGCAGGACTATACAGCCTGGTCAAACCCATCGGCAGCTAAGCGACACGTTAAAAAGATTTTGCTGGAGATCACCGGTCGCAAATCGATCAAGATGGTTGCCACTAAGCTTGGAGAGAATGACAAGCCAGTAGAGTTCATGGGTGATGTCATGTATAAGGTGGCAGAATGAGTTTTAATAATCCTCTACCTGACTGGCATATTACTAACCCTACATTCACCCCATGGGAAGAGAGTGAAGATGAAGATAACAACGACGATAACGACTAAGGTAACTACCACTATTGTCATCAAGACAATGAACAAAGAGTTGACCGTGGCTGATCTACAAAAGATATGGGATAAGGAGTTAGTAAGTGAAAGCTAAACGACTTACGCGTGAAGAGGCGTATGAAAAGGCAATGAAAAGCCTTGACGGTGCTGGAGAGAGACTCGCTAAAAAGTTTGAAGATGGATGGCTTCAATCAGACGTACCTTTTAATGATAAAGGTGACTCTATGCCTATCGATGAGTTCGTAGCTCTGTACGCTGATTCACTTAAACTCTATCTACAATCCTCTTTTAAAGATAAAGAGGCTTCCATAGGAGATCTATCGGCTATGGCTGGTAACTTCGCTGAAGCTTTCTTCGCAACATCCCTTAATTTTCTGTGAGCATGAATAGGCGTTAACTCGATAATACTCGTTCGTCAGTCGAGAAGAGTAGTCATGATGGGTGGGTCCACTTTCTGCCCTGCTGTCCCTAGCTATATCTGCGCCTTAACATGAAAAGAACCCCCTAGTATCATTCCTAGGGGGTTTCTTCTTGTCTGCTTACTGGTTGTCTTTAATCAACTTCACTTCACAGGCATCTGTGCTGCAGTAAGCCTCTCCGATAGCATCAGCTGCCATACCCGCGTAGACACCTACGAGATCGATAGGGAAGAGCTTCATGCGATAACTCTCGTAATCTTCCTCTGTGATCTGTGTGTAAGGCATCTGTGGATAGATAGTATTACCTGATGGAAGGAAAGAGACAGTCTTGAGTTGACCTTCGTGCATATGAAGTACGCTCTTGATAACATCCTTCTCAGTCTCAGGATCGAAAGAGACTGTTACTGATACAGAGTTATCTGACCATTCGTACTGAGCTGTAGCGGCAAGGTGGATCTTCTCATAGATAGAGACTTCCTTCTCTGAACGCTTAGCATCAGACTTCACAGGGAAGAACACAACAGAAGTTCCGCTTGGATCCTCGCTAGCTGGTTCAACTGTGTATTGTGCCATCTTAAAGAGAGGGAGCATAGGGTCTTCATTACGGAAACGGATCGCGCGTAGGAAGTACTTACCGCCTACTGACCAGTGAACCCCGGGAGACTCACCAGCAAGAATAGAGACTGTGCCGGAAGGCTTAACAGTTGTCATCTTGATAGATTCACGGATACCTAGCCATTCTGAGTAGCCCTTGTCGTAGTCCTTAACAACGGTGTACCCAGCATCGAGCCACTTACGTAGAGTAGGCAAGCCCTTGTTATCTGAGAAGTTAGCTACACCAGAGACAGAAGTTCCAATACGGCGATTGCGTTGCATGATCGCGTTGGTCTCCTCCCAATGGGTAGGAAGAAGAGTTACAGTCTTGGCATAGAGATAAGCAAACTTTAGTGTGCGCTTGAAGTCCTCTAGATCCTCATGACGATTAAGGTAAGTCTCCACCAAAGTACAGCACTCGAAGGACTCTAGTGACTGCTCTGCGCATGGGTTGTAGCCCATAGCTCTCCAGTCTTTATTGTTTATTCCATCCTTAAGACGACCGTACTTGCGTGTAACATCCATCCAAATTACGCCGGGTTCTCCGTTACGTGAGATACCATCTACAATGCGTGAGAGATCTTGACCAACAGATACCTCGACAGAGTTGTTAGACATCCATGCCCAGCCTGGGTTGGCAGGGTCATAGGAGTTACGCTCAGGAAACTTCTCAGGGTTCTTCAAGTTCAAGAAAGTATCGTCATCGATACGACCCATGAGTAACTCAGCTGAACGGCGGACGTTTCCGCTTACAACACAAACTCCGATCAGATTGCCAATGTCGGCTAGGTCTACACGGGTAAGCTTCTCCCCCCCACGACCGTCAAATATACGACGAATGTGGTTATGGAGCTTTTCTAGTGGCTCGTGTCCAGCTGCAGTTCCTCCGAAGGTTTTGATAGTAGTTCCCGCTGGGCGGATCTGGGTGTAATCAAAGACTGGGCTCTTCGTATCTGGCTTAAGGTAGCTATTGAGGAGGGCGGCAAATGACTCGACCCAACCTTCGCGGGTATCTGGGATGACATATGTATCTCCTTGTTCGGGGGCATAAATAGTAAAGTCTTTATCTGCGCCCTTGTCGTCAAACCCGACTCCGACTCCCAGCATAGAAGCTTCCATTAGGAAGGCAAACGGCTTAGCTGGGTTAAGCTTGGTCATAGAATCCGTAGATACAAAGGCACAGTTCTGCAAAGCTGCAGAGTTGCGCTGGTCATTAACAATAGGTGTTCCCATGACCCAAAGTCCTCGTCCTGGTGGAGTCCACTTCAAGTTCCATAGACGATCGAACGCCTCTTTAGCGGAAGCTGCGGCCTTGGAGTCCGACCAAGGCAAGCGGTTCAGCTTAGCGTGATCCTTCTGAAGGGAATACATACCGTTGATTACTCGCTCACAGACATCTGTCCATGTCTCCTTGGTTCCATCCTCCTTGATACGGGAGTAAGTACGGAGGAAGGTGATCTCACCGACAGAATTACCTGCGGCATCTTGGTATCCCCAAGGCACCTTTTTACCTCTGTATCCCGCCACGAAATCCTCGGTTAGCTTAAACGACAATGCCATTAATATCTCTCTTTTCTACGTGGTGGGGGGTGTGTTGTTTCATGCCTTACAAAGCCCTGTTATCATATAACAGGAAAGTTATTTATCTTCTAAAGATTGCCTAATAATCTTGGTTGTCTGCTCCTCATTTATGCCCCCGTTAGGCATTTCTCTGAGGGCTTGAGCACGGTCTCCGAAGATGGAAGACAGCACTCCAGCAGAGCTAGAACGCTCAGCAGTAATCCTAATATAGTCTTTAGATTCTCCCAATTTATTGACCTCAGAAACGATTTTATAGAGGCGATCGATCTCTTGGGAAAGGTTAGGATCTGCGTATCCACCGCTCATTTCTTCAGCAAAACGCATAAAAGCAATGCGTTGACCCTGCATTTCGATGATTGCATTAAGCAGTGCCTTGAGTTGATCGGTGGTCTTTACCTCTACTGGGAGGTTAAATGCGCAAGCTGTCTGAGGCTTAAAAGCAGGGCACTTGTCAGCAACAAAGCACGTATCGCAAACTCTTAGACTGACCGACTGGGACTGTAAAACAGGGACTTCTTTAATGATGTCCCGACCCTCTGAATCCTGCTCTACAACCTCTTTATACTGCACTCCAAAGACCGGTAAATGCCCCATTTCGGCAGGATTTCGGGCTTCAAGTTTCCGTGGTTGAATACCCTTATTATCAGATACGGAAGGGGTGTTTTCCGCACTTATATCTACATCTGTTTCACCGCTGTTATCATATAACAGTTCGTCATCTGAGTTGGGGTTCATGGCGTTCATCCTCGTTTCAAACTGTGTATATGACCATACGGCTAGACGACATACTTCTTGTGGGTCATCTTCAAAAATCTTATCAGCATCGATACCGGCCTTCTGATAGATGTGACGGTATCGTGATCGAGCTTGATCTTTCATCCTCTTGGGATAACGGTTTAGTTTAGTGCCATCCCATACAATAGTCTCACCATGCAACATAGGGGATAGCCAAGCCTGTGTGCTGATGGTCTCAACGGCTAGTTGTCGTAGGCTATCCGGTCTCGCGCTACCTAGGATATGGAACCTAGTTCCAGTCCTAATGTGTGTACGCATGACGACAGAAAGCTGTGGATTCTCCTCTAAAGCACCCCCAGGAATGGCGATATCTAAGAAGGTACCCGCCATGTCAGTCAAAGCTTTTAGACCCTCTGTAGGGCTCCAGACAGGCTGAAACTTGGCAGGTGGTACCTCTGACCAAACAGTATTACGCTGCTCCTTAACGAAAGCTGGGTCTATCCATTCGGCGTTGATGTCATTAAAGGTCTCAAGTCGATCGATATTGTCGGCTATAAAACCCTCGTACTCGGCCGCAAAGGTCTCCAGTTCTACACGATCTAGTGTGGTGTCCTTGGGGATCCCGGGATGGACATGGATTAGGAAATCAGGGTTAAAGTAGTTCTCTAGGAGGTAACTGCTCTTCTTAGGCAGTCCCCGCTTGGTTAAACGCCAATAGCTCACGCCAACGTAGTTAGCAGATGTGGTTTCGAGTAGGGTGCGGTTAGAAGGTACCTCTGCGCCCAAGTAAATTAGGCGAGTCATCGGCTTAGTCTTGGATCCTCAATAATGGCTTCAAGTTGACGGGTGATCTCATCCTCGATGTCTTTCCATGTCTTAGTTCCAATCCTGCTATCAGGACGAAACTCTTCTTTAACATAGGCAGGTTGCATAAATACCATAGTGGTAATTCCAACCTCCAATAACTTTTTTGCAACCTTAGGGTCACTTGTAACTACTAAGTCCACAGCACCATTACCGCGAAGATACTCTACCTGACGCCATTCTGGGAAATCGGTCATACCTGGAATAGTGTGGTCAATTAGGTCATCAATCTTATTAATTTTGTGTTGACGAAGCCAGATGTCGTCTTTGCCCTTGTGTTCACCAAGTAGCATTACCTTATTGCCTTCATTAAATAGGCGATAAAGGGCAAGACCTTGGTATATCGGGGTTCCCGTGTGACTGCGCAAAACGCCGTCGATAAACATAACTATTGTCACAACTGTTACTCCAATGTGTTTAAAGCTTTTACTTTTTTATTAACTTCTTGCCAAATATAATGTCGTTATATATCCAGTCAGCCGCTGAATCTACCGTAAGTATGGGCTCGTGATCGCACGAACCGCACTCTATACACATTATTTATTACCGGTTAACGCTCGGCGTACTAATACGCTAACGTCTGGTAACTCCATCCCGTAGGTAGCTTCCTCAAACGTCTTACGCCCTTTAGTATTAATGTCTTTTAACTTCTTCAGAGCTTGAACAGTACCAGCTTGTTTACCAGCCTGCCAGCGATAATTCGCAATATCTGAATATCCTTGACCGCTTGGGCTAAATGCTGATCTGCGACCGCTATGAATATCTTCAAATAAAGCGGCGCCTTGCTCAATAGCAAACTTAAGTGCAGCCTCTGCGTTACGTCTAGCAGTGACGTTGGGAGACGCGTTAATGTCATTTAATGACTTGTTGTAGCGTTGCACTATCTCTTTTGTTATTGAAGTATCTTTAGCTACCTTGGAGTCCCACGCTTTATTGACTGGTGGGGCTTTCAGTTCAGGCTGTACAGCCCAGTCATCATTGGTTAACGAGTATGCGGCGTACGGCTTAATCGATCGTATATCTGAACGCACGTTAACGTAGAAAGTAAGTTCAAACAACCCAAGGAAATTCTCCGTTAATGGGTAAAGGTGTTCGCGCATATCTTCATTAATCATGTCAGCAATCTGTTGATCGCTTAAAGCTTTATATTGCTGGTTAGCTTGACGGAACAATAAATAGTTCACGCCGATCAAACAGTCTAAGTCAGCAGGGTTTCTAGCAGCTGACCATTGATAGGATACGCCAGAACCGGCAAGCCAGACATGAATGTAGCTCTCTGGACTGCTGTAAATTGTTTTAAGGTGATCGATCAAGATACGAAGTATTGATGCACGAATGGATGGAATTAGTTTTCCATTAGCAAATAGTCGTGGATCTAGCCCACCAAGTGGGGCACTAAAGTAAGATGTTTCAGACGGGTCGACTTCTACTGGGGTTGCTTGCGCAAATAAAGCAGAATAGAAGTCCATGTGACTAGTATAGTGCTAGTCTTCTAAATCCTCATCGTCTACAACTTCAAAGCCTGTTTCATCTACAAAAAACCAATCAGGATATGTACCCGGGTCTACAACTAAACCCATTGCCATTGATGTATCGAATCCCGCTTTGCGAAATGCTTTGTAAAGTTCGTGGATTTGAATGGCGTGAATCTCAAGTGGAGTTAAATCTTCGTCTTTAACCGTCACTACTTTTTTGACTGGTTTCTTACGAGGAGTTGCCATAGTCTGCCCCTTAGCTTGAGTGTATTTACAGTGTACACCTGAGATACAGACTTTTAAAGTATTTAGTCGTAAAGTCCTTTTTCCTTGTACGCCTTCTGCTGGTTGTACATTTTTACGGGACAGAAGTCGCAAAGGTAAACTTTAATGGTGGATTGAGCTAAACCCGCGTCTGAACGATCTTGCTTAGTGCCAGCATCGAGCTTCTTACGGTCAGTCTTGTAGTCCGAGCATTGACCTTTGGGGCTGTTATGCACCTTCCAACAGGACATAGCGTCCGCGCTGAAGGTGTCCTTGAGGTCGTAAAAGTTAGTTCCAAACACGTCTAGCCCAGAGGTTAGAGGGCTATCGGAAGTTAGTTGATCCTTGATTTGAGCTACGATCGACTCTTTAACCTTCGGAGTCATCCAGTAAACCCAGTTAACGTCAGTAAGAACACCGTAACAGCCCTTACGCTCATGCGGAGCATTGACTTCGGCTAGAAAAGGATTGTCAGTCTGGTCGTACTTACCTTCTCCAAGGTATTTACCCGTCTTTACATACGGGATCTCTTGGATGGACTTGCAGGTTTTGCACACCAATAAAAGGATGTACTCATTTTCTAGATCTGTATCTGACAATTTATGCTCCTAAGTAGTGCAACGAGTCTAACATACTATTTGTTTTTAGTCGACGGTGCCTTCATCTTTGCGGATTTAGGTGCAGAAAGCTTAGCCTTTGGGCTTACTGGGGTCTTTAGTCCACCCTTAGGGGACTTAGAAAAGTATCCGCCAGCATGGATCTTTACGTCCCCGCCTTTGATAGCTTTGACGTGCTCTGGGTTCTCTTTATTAAACTTGATCTTACCGTCAGCCATTATTTAGGACGCTCCGCTTCATGTTTAGCGATGTCAGCAGCTCTAGATTCTGGGGTTGAAAGCTCGCCAGAAAACTTCTTCATGCCGTAATCTTCCTCGTGGAAATCATTAGAAACTTTGCCGTCTCCAGCCCAAGTAGATTCTCCTTTAGGTGACCAAGGCTCTGTTGGTTGTACAGCTTTGACGTGGCTAAGTGGTTCTGAAATGCCTAGTGAAGGTACTCTGCGTGGATCTCTTGCGCGGTCTTTAGCCATGTTAATTATCCTCATTAGGCTTAAACGCTTCTTTTACTTCTCCCAAAAGTTTGCCCATGTTTCCAGCCTTGCCCTTACCAGAAAGTGCGGCTTCTACGCCAGTTCTAGGTCCTGAAGCATACGCATCTGTTCTGCGCGGAATGTATGCAGTA